AGCCCCGCTTTTGTCTGTTGTCTATCCGTTAGGCGATTTCGTAACGGCCAATACCGGCATTGCCGCCAGCAAGGACGATGCCCATGCCGTACTTCTCGCCATACAGGTATTCCTGCGTCAGGTCACCGTTGGCGGTAGGCTCGCCCATGATAACAATGGGGTCACCTTCGTACACGCACTTGATGGGCTTGTCGTCACCGGCGATAATGGTCAGCATATCGTCTGCCAGCACGAAGTCGGTAGAGCCGACCTTATGACGCTGGGGAGCCACAACGACAGGAGTGCCATAGAACTTACCGGCGTAACCCATGTTGTACAGGTCTTCCTTCGCTTTGTCACCCAGAGGAGTGACATCCAGATTGCGGATTGCCTTCTTAGTGCCGATAATAGTAGCAGCCTTGCCACCGGCAGCAGCCTCAACATGAGCAATCAGGTCGAGCAGTTCGTCCTCATCGTATGCACCAGCGGCGGGGAAGTAGATCACGCCACCGAAGTCCTGTGCAGATGCATTGCTCCACAGAGCATACACATCGTTGAGCAGCTTCTGACGGAAGGACTCAGCCACCTTGTTGATAAAGTGGTTAAAGTCAACACGACCGGAAAGCACACGGTTGAGTTCTTCGTAAATCTTCACAACCTTCAGTGAAGTGGGAATAGACACTTCGCTGAAGCCGCCAAGACGCTGACGACGGATGCCCTGAGTGCCGTCCGCTGCCTCGGATACGATGAACAGGGTGCTGTCCTCCACTTCAAAGATGTTCTTGTCACCCTCAGCGACATTGCGGAAATCAACCAGTGCGTTGAAATATTCATCGCCCTGCAGACCCTCAACAACGGTGCGGCTGAGGACTTCCTCAATCAGGGTAAACAGACCACTGCACTTGCCGTCACGAATATTTTTGTAATTCAGAGTTGTGCTGCCGCCATTGGCCTCAATCAGAGCCTTCTGCAAAAGCTCCATAGACTGACCAACGGAATACTGCTCAACATTGCCGTGATAGGCATCGACGGCAATCTTGATGATATCTTTCATTTCAGCCATAGTTATTCTCCTCCCTTCAAATTAACCGCCAACACTGGGGGTAGATGCCGCAGTGGTTTCAGTTTTGCCAATCTTAATGGCATAGTAGGTGTAACGACCGGCTACCTCGACATCCACGCAGGTGCCGAACCCAGTACCAGCAGCATCAATCTTGCCACCAGTACCAATGCCGACCTTGGCGCCCTTGGTGGGAGCAGTACCGCCCACAAAACCCTCTTTGGTCACGGAGAAAATGTTGCGGCTGCGGGGGATATAACCACGCACTGCTTTACCGGCCTCGTTGATATACTCATCGAGATTCTTCTTGCGCTCATCGTACATAACCTCAACGCCAGCAACGATAGCGCACTCATTCAGGTCATCGTCCGCAGTAGCGGCGACAGCCTTCATCACCTCGCGCTCACCATCTTCATATCCCTGAAGCTTGACGATAACGCCGTTTTCAACCTCGGCAGGCTGACCGTCCGCACCATAAAAGCGCAGAGAAACGAGGTCAGCAGGCTGTTTGGTACCGCTCATCAAATCGGTACGGATAACTGTATAAGCCATAATCGACTCCTCCTTGTTGTTTATTTAATTGTGCTGACTGGGCTTAGAAAAGCCATACTCAGCAAACGCACCGCCATAAGGCTCCTGCGTCGGTTCTGCTCGCTGGATGGGCAGTTTGGGGGCTTTGGGTTCATAAGAGAACTTTGCGGTCACGCCGCTTCTGCCACGGATTGCGTAGCATTTTTCCTCCAAAGCATCTGCCGTGTAGTCCATGCAGTGCTCACGCAGATTTTCAAATGCCTCGACGCCGACCAAGTCTTCAAACTGAGCGAAGACTTCATCCCGCTCGCCCTTGGCAATGGCGTTCTCGGTGTCTGTCTTAAACTGGCGCAAAGTGCCAAGCTCGTTCTCCATAGACGAAATCGTGTCGGAGGCGGTCTGGTACTTCTCCGCCCACTGGGTATCGTTTGCGGTGTACTTCTCAGCAACCTTTGCAAACATACCGCTGATGGGGTCAGCTTGCCCGCCCTCGTCAAACGGGACAAGTGCAAGCTTCATGCGTTTCTTACCGGCAAAATCAATGACCACATGGTCGCCATCCATTGAGTAAGGGAAACCGTAAAGATTCCAGTCCGTGACATCGGTTGCGTACACTTCGGACGCATCCCGGTCATAGTCCCAGAACCAATAGTGAGAATCCATGCCCCAGCAGGTCTCAACCTTTTCTGCCTCCAGAGCGCCAAACAGCTCCTGACGGAACTGGCTTTCCAGGGCAAAGTTTTCAGTACCTTTCTCGGGTTCTGCTGCGGGAGCAGCGGTGGCGGGTTTCAACTCTTCAAACTTAGCCCGAAGCTCTTCCACGGAAAACTCCTCAATGTTGAAGTCAAGCATATCGGCAGTCAGGCCGAATTCTGCCATCAGTGCAACTTTCTGTTCCAATACCTCTTCTCCTCCTTCCGAATAATTTTGTGGGTGTATGCCAACCTCTTGCGAGGGTTGTGCTGTAGTAAACGAATCCTTGAATTCTCGCATCATCATTGCAAGCTGCTGTTTGAAATCATCACATGAGAACATCTCCAACGATGCTGATTCATAGCACGGCTTTGCCGTACCCAAGAGACAAAAGGCGGTAAACTCAAATCGGTCAATAACATATACGCCATCGACCATTCCGCCCTCTTTCACGGTAATCTCCATAGACTCATCCGTGATGCCATCATCTTTGATTTTGCGGTATGCTTCCTGCCGCTTCCAGATAAGCGCATCCACGCAGAGGTATTCATGCAGGCCGGAGTCATCTTCAATTTCCTCCCACCAATACTTTGCGCTTTCAGGAATCACACCTACCGGCTGCGTGATATTCACAATCCGCATTCCATTATCGTCAGAGACAAGCTCCATATCATGTGACCCGATGGTATCTGATTCCCTGTCGTAGTTGCACACAATAGGACAGTTATAGATACTCGGCATACATCGTTCAAAGGTTTCCTTGCTGATGAAGCTGTTATTGCGGTTTTTCCCGGTGTACGCTACACGGAGAACGCCACTGTCAAAAGACGAATTGCGTTCAACAAGATTGCGTATTCCGGAAGAGAACACAATGCTCATGTTTCTCTCGCCCATATCACAGTTCACCACCTTTGGCTAAAATAAATCCACGCTTTGTGCAAGCGTGGGTCAGAATGTCAGCGTGTCTGACAGTACATATCGAATATCCTCGTCTTCAAAATTCAGATTGCCTGTATTCAAAAACACAAAGATATGTTTCTCGTTATTTTGCCCCAGCATTTCACACCATTTGGACAGCAACTGGTCACGAGCATTCTCATCAAACACATAAATGAAATTCTCCATATACACACCTCCGATTAGCCCCAGTCGTCAGAGTCTTCTCTGGACTGTTCGCCGGAGTCGGTCAGGTCACCCGTATCCTTCTGCGGAGCGCCTCCCTCATCGGTTGCTGCAGTGCTTGCAGAAGAACTCTGCGTAGAAGAACTCTGCAGCGGCTTAAACCGTTCAGCAAGACCGAGCACATCATTTTCAAGGAAGCTCATGCAATCAACTTCGCTCTGAGACAATCCCTGCGATGCCGCATACATGGAAATAAAAGGAAGACCATACTGACACGCTTTGAGATACATATCTCCCAGCTCTTTTCTGTTGAAAGGACTGCAATCAAGGAATGTGATTTTGAAATTCTTTCCGTACCCCTGATACTGAATGAAGCGGTTGACCATATCCTCAATGCTTTTTACAATGCCAAAGGTAACCGCTTGGTCTGCCTTAATAGAAAGCAGCAGCGCATTTGCGGAAGCTTTATCATTGTTGAACAGGAGTGAAGATACACCAGCCGCTGTAAAGAGATTCTGTTCTGCGTCAGAGATGGTGTTCGTATCACCGGTATTGGACTTCTCAAAGCTTATCTTGTTGATAGGCATGGGGGAAAGGACACTGCCGATTTCCTCCGGCAGTACGGAATCCAGATTGCGCCAAAACTCTTTGGCCTTGTCCAAATCCATCTGCCATTCGCCGTCATCATTGATACCAAGCGTCATAACCAGCATGGCATAGTTCTCAAGAGTGGTCTTAGTGAGCTTTAGCTGTTTATAATCTTCGAGGTCATACACCTCCCGCAAAATACCTGCGAACGGAGGAATGGCATAATCCAGAATGTCGTTGTTGCACTTGATAGCGAAGGATGTCGGGGAATCCAGCTCTTGCCACTTTTTCTGCCTATTCTTCTGATAAACCTTATACTTTGTCTGGAACTCTGTCGGATAGAACTCCAGATACTGTGAGTGACCATCAAAATAAGAAAAATCGAATGTCACATTCAGCACATTCCCCTCAATGGTCGAGATAGCGCAGTAATCAGCCGGAAGCTGCTGGATGGTGATACTGTCGCTTGTGACCCACAGCGTCCCATAAAAAGTGTCCTCGCGCAAACACACTGTCAGTATTTTAGGGAACTGCGACCGCACATTCATTGCAGACATGGTATTCAAGACCTTTCTGTAATTGCGGTTGACCGATTTCATATTAACGGCCTTCGGGTCAATATGGTATGGAGATACGACATACGCAAAATCGGAAAGGCCAGTGAAATACTGGATGAGCCTGCGGAAATGAGAACTTGCCCCGTAGATATAAGTAACTGCCTTGCGCAGCTGCTTCTCATATCGGTACGGGTCGGTCAGATATGTAGCAATGTCGTCTTTCTTATATAGAGAAAATGTAGGCGCATTGGTGTTGTTGTTCAAATCCCTTGTAATCAAGTGATTGAGTAGGGCGAACTTTCTGGAGATACCAATCATGCCCTCCATATTGGTAGACTTGCCGTTTTCAGAACTACTCACTCAGGTATCACCACCTTTCTATTTTATTTTGGGCGGCTTAAACATGAAGATATCGCTGGAGTTAAACTCTGCCGCCTTTGTGCGGATAAGCTTACTCTCAAGCTGCGCCGCCACATAGTAGTTATAGCTAAGGCTGGAATAGCGGTCTTTCCGCATACCCGCCCGTTCAAAAATCTTTACCCGCCCACCAGACTCGTCATGCTGTAGTTTGACAAGCTCGTCAACCAACAAGGTCGTGTGGATGTACGGCATTTGTAGTCTGACCTTCTCAGCCGGTGAAAGGCTGGCATATCCCCTGATTTCAGACAGGATATTTTCCGCCTCATACTCTGTAACGAGAAGGCGTATCTTACCGCTTCGGAAGCCCTCACGCAGCAGGACAGCGCATTCGGAGTTCAGCGCAGGATTACCCTTGATTGCCCAAATTACTTTATCTGCTCCCTTTACCGTGCATCTGTCCGCCATCTCCTGATTATTACAACAGGACAGCGCAGGATAAATTTCGCCGCTTTCCGGGTCAACCATATCACGAACCAAAGCATCATACACGCCCAGGCCAAGTCCTGTGCAGTCCAGCACAATATAGTCGCAATCGAACTCGTCGTAAAGCTTGCGGATAACCAGAGCCTGGTCTTCTGTATGAAGTCCCTCTGAGGAGTCACCATAAATGATATTGCTTGTGTACCTTCCGGATTTGGTTGGAAGCATCTGGTTGATGAACACAGCCGTCGCATCGTTGTTATGCTTTTTGCTGGACATCAACGCAATATCCGCAGATAAGATTCGTTTTTCACCAAGCTGCTTGGGTTGAATTTTGATTTTGTTGTTGCCAAGAAGAACTGAGACCCTCTCGGGTAGCATGGGATATTTAATACGCCTGTTCTTCGAGATAGAGTTGAACTCAAAGAACGAACCGTCAGTGTCGCCAAACCAAAGGGCGTCCATCTCCATGCTCCACTTCACTTCACTGAAGTCAGACTCTGCCATCTGGTCTGCCACATCCTCTTTGAACAGTAGCCCCTCTTGAATTGCCAGCTGATACGGGAATCCACACACAAAGTCCTTTCGCTTATCGTCCAGCATAAACCGACAGTTGTCCTCAGCTTTGGTATAAGACCAATGGTCTTTGAAGTAGGCAGAAGAAAGATATAGTGTCTTGTTACGCTCCGCCAAGTGCTTATAGGCTGGATTGTTCAGATATCCGGGAAGTCTCGGGTTCGTCAGGAACTTACGGAGAATCGTATCGATAATATCCTTGGATACCATGCGATACTCATCAATCAGCAGAATGTTGGCACGATTGCCTCGTGCATTATCACTGGCGGTAACGACCTTAATAAATGAACCGTTCTTAAATACAATCTGCGCATTGGTTGCATTTATCTTGGTCTGCTTATCGTCAATCTCATTACACAGCTCCGGCGAGCATGGCCGCAATTCCGTTTGTATTTTTTCAAGCACATTGATACTCTGACCCCGTGTGCCGGAGGCGATGCATATCTTTGTGCCGGGGTACAAGATACAACGGATACAGCAGAAGATTGCCGATAAGAATGTTTTACCCAGACCTCGACTTGCAATAAAAACAAATGTCGTGGAGACATTCATCATCACCAGCAATATCTTCTGAAAAAGATGCAAGTCCAGATGCAGGTAGTCCTTTGCAAACCGATGGGGGTTCGCTCGGTAGTAGGCGCACCATACGGCGGCGCCACTCATAATGCGCTCTTGTCGCGTCACTCAGTCACGCCTGCCTTGTCCGAACTGAAAATGTCGTTAAACATTGTTTCGTCATCTTCGTCCTCATATTCAGGTCGTTCAATGCGCATCTTGGCAATTTCATCTTCATACAGCTTGCAGTATGTATTCTTGATGCCAAGCATTTTGCAAAGGTGACCCAGGAACCAAACCGTGATGTAGCGGACAATTCCGTCCACATCCTTCAGCTCCGGGTCTGGTTCTGGAATGGGCTTTGTGTTTTCCCACTTCCGAATCCACACGCCGAACGGCGTCCCATCGACCGCCGCATCTGCGCCTTCTTTTTTCTGCGCGGGCTTCAAGTTCATACTGCCAAGCAGCGTATTGAGTGCGTTGACATTCTTGTCAATCGCTTTACCCTGCGCACTGTCACGACTGATTGTCGCTTCCAAAATGCAAATCTGTTTATATAAAGACCGTTCGCTCGGTTCCACAACAGGAACGCCGTTTGTCCAGTCCTGGTAGCGCCGCTCAAGCTCTACATAAAAATCAGATGTAAATCCCGCACCCCAGAAATCGACAATCTTCTGGTCAACTGGTGTCTCTTCGATTTCATCCAATGCTTGGGGGTGCTCTTGGTAGATGGCGCCGGAGCGCTGACAATCCAATGCATTGCCCTCGGCGATAGTATCGTCGAAAGTCTTGTCAATATATCGAATCAGATTGGTCTTCCCAATATAATTACGAATACGAGAATTAACGCCTACGGTGCGCTCCACCATATTGTAAATGTCTTCATTCCAATATAGGTCAAGCTTCATACACATCCGGCGCATAGCCTCTTTGTCATCACCAAGAGAATCTCTATACTGTTCGTACATATCCTCTACACAGTCGTTGCAGACAGGCAGATAGCCGGAGCCACGATACATCAGGCTGTGGCTAACAGGGAAATACCCTTTCTTGCGGCTATACGATGTGCCGCATCTGCAGCAGTAAAACTTCTGAGAAGTTTGGAGTAGCATTGAGTCATCTGTCGTCTTTTCAAGCTTTCTGCGTCTCGGGGCGTCTGCCATTTACATCAGCCCCCTTTTATGATTTCCCTCCCACAGCTTAACGGCCATACGCATTTTGTTGCCAGGGTAAAAGCGGGGAATCCAGTGCGCAGGGACATCGACCTTCTCCCCGGTCTGTGGGTTCGGACAGCTTCGCGCCTTGCGTTCCAAAATATCGAAACAACCGAAGTTGTGAATTGAAATTGTATTGCCCTCTTCGAGATTTTCCAAAATAAGATTGGTAAAATCATCAACAATGCTTGTGGCGGCCTTCTTCGTGTAGCCATGCCTGTCCACAAGCTGCTGGATTAAATCGACCCTTTTAATATCCATCCTTGCCTTCCTTTCCGTTACAGGTCTGACAGTGACTTCTGTGCGTCAGACCGAATATCACCATTCTCGTCAAAGTACTGCGAAATCTGTTCCTCTGCGCTCAGGTCTTTATAAACGCGAACCATGTCAGCAGATTCCCACCCGATGATGTCTTGAATGATATTGTCTGGCAAACCGAGCTTGGAAAGGTGCGTTGTAAAGTAATGCCGCAGACTGTGCCAGTAAAAATCTTCACCTGTCATCCTGCTAAAGGTGTTCGCCCAGCTGTTGAGCGTTGTCTCACTCATTTGTTCACTTGTCGTTCCAGCAGGAAACAGCCACTCACTTTCAATACCAAGTTCCGTCCGTTCACGCATCCATGCATCAAAATATGGTTTGAACTTTTTTGCCAGCGTGTAGCAGTAAATGTATTTGCCCAGGCCGAACCCTTTTGTCTGAATCGGCTCACTGGTCTTGTACAACGCCCCGCCGCATACAAGGTTGTCGTCTTTGAAATCGTCAACCCGGAATCGGCAAAGCTCTGCCTTACGCCGTCCACTGCACATAGCGAGAGCCACGGCACAGGCTTTTTTGTTTTGCCCGGAAGCAAGCAGGTCATCAAGTAGCTTATCCAGCGCCTCATCGCTCCACACCGTTTTCTTTCGCACCTGTTGCATAGCAGGGTTCTCTATCTTTCTTACGGTAGAACGGAACCCCTTAAACTCATCTTCATCATCCAAGATGTTCTCCACATAATTGGAGAGCGAGGAAATCGCAGACTTCAATCGCCGCACACGAGCGGGAGAATTACCGTTCTCATTGATGAGCCAATGCTGATATGCTGCGTAATCACGCTTGGAGATTTTCGGGAAAAACTTGTTCCCGTTGTTCTGTAAATTCCAAACCCAGAAAATATCAAGGTCATTTGCATAGCCCGCAATCGTCTTAGGGCTGCGCTGCACAGACTGCAGATAGGCAATAAAATCCTGTTTTAGCCGGATGTTTTCCGAGTTGACCTGACTTAAAAGCTCAGGGCTTGTGATTTCGTTTTGCTTTGTTTTTCTGGGCATACAAGCCACCTCACTTTCTATAGAATTAAAAACTGGTTGCGGGCACCGGAGTTGAACCGATTCCTCAAGGTTTATGAGACCTGCGACTTAACCGCTTGTCCTGCCCGCAATATGGTGGGAGAGGTTGGATTTGAACCAACGCAGCCCGAAGGCGGCAGATTTACAGTCTGCTGTAATTGACCGCTCTACCACTCTCCCAAAGTATGGTGAGGTCGGAGGGAATCAAACCCATCGTTACCGCCGTGAAAGGGCGGTGTCTTAGCCGCTTGACCACGACCCCATGTAAAAACTTATATTCTGCGTCAAAGCAAATGCGGCAGGGTGGAGAGGTTAGACGCAGAAGCCGAAAGCGACGCCAAGACTGAAGCTGGCGTTGTGAAAGTCGGCGGCGCCGGAGCTGATGACACGACAGAAATTATTGCTGTAGCCAGAAGAAGGAGAACGCTCCCACCAGATGTTAGCGGAGCCACCTTTGTTCTTCACCTTCGAGTTGCCTGCCTTGTAATATGCGTACTGCGTTCCTTCTCCAGAAACGGAGTAGGTGGTGGAAACAAACCAAAATTAGAAGAGGGCTGCCCATTGCGGACAGCCCTCGCGGGTTGTTTATTGAAGTGGGACGCCGTAAGAACAGCGAACTCCCTCTGCATCGCAGATACATACCATCTGCTCAGCTTTCCCGTAAATTCGTTTCTGTACGCAGTAATCATCCATTCCGAGAAAGCTTCCAGCCATGATGGTCTTGACGCCTTGCACTTCATCAATCTTGTTATGGTGCAAGTGCCCGGACAGCACAGCGTACAACGGAGTTCTTGCCATTGTCTGCAATGCCTGCACTTTGCTGGTGGAACCATCAAAATCTCCGTGGACGCCACAGTATGTCTTGCCACGGATATTGATAAGATACATGGTGCTGTCGATTTTGACGGAGCTTCCTTCCACTGCACCAATCGTTACATTCTCAAAGTTCTGCAATCGTGCGCCGAGATACCACTCGACCAAGTCGTCTAAACGCTCGCTGAGCAAAGCGTCATCCTTGTTTGGCGTAATGCGGCTGTGATTGCCCGCCACACTGACAAACACCACAGACTTGAAATGCTTGCTCAGTTCGGCAATGAACTCTGCAATCAATTCTGAAACACCCTTGATTTGCTCAATCACATTCTCTTTGTTGGTGACAGCAATAGACTGGTGAATATTGCCGCTGATTGCGTCACCGTTTGACCAGACAATGCAATTCTCACTGCCATGAGTCTCGCCGATAGCAACGACCCTGTCCAGATATCGGCACATCATCTCTCTGCACACATTTGAGTTGTATGTATTCCAATGGTTGTCCACATCCGCACCGTAATGGATGTCGTTGAGACTGACCAACAGGTCATTGTCGGACGACTCGATGTGGCACGGCTCATAGGCAAGGCGAGGTAAGTTTCCGTTCCTGACTGCCTCCACAAGAATCTCGTTAAGTTCCTCCTGTCGGGAACGCTCACGAATTAGTTTGTTGAATGCATTTCTCTGGTCAAAGAACCGCTGTCGTTCCTTGAGCAGCTCAATGCGTCTGGTCTCCAGTGCAGACAGCTGCTCTTCATCGCATACGGCGTCCTCACCGTCACGCTCAATAGCTTCGATGATGGTACGCATCCCGTACATCCTCTTCCGGACTTCACTGGAGTTGAAGCAGTTGCCCTCACCAAACAGACGCTCGCTCAAATCCTCGTACTCATCGTCTATGGTGTGGTCAACCAGCTTTCCCATAACGATGTTGCGCATTTCTTTATAGCTTGCTGTATTGGTGCCTATGGCTTACACTCCCTTTCGTTTGTCACGAGGGCGCTCCTGCCCACGCAGGCTGCGCAACAGTCTCATGGGGGCGCCCTCCTCAACCATATAATAATGATGCCGTTTTGAGTCGCTCTTCATCGTGCGCACAATGTGAACACGGGGGAACCTCTCACGAATGGCCTCTTTTTCTGATAAAGTAATTGCAATCACTGAACTATCATCCTTTGCTTCAAATTTTTATTTTATAGATTTGCTTTTATCATTCATTACAACACCCCATCAAACACGCCCTTTTACCTTGTGGCACAACGGTTTGACGGGGGCACTTTTTGTAAACAGATTCAATTTTTCAAAGCCTGTCTTCGGCGCATTACTGAATTTACAATCTGTCTTGTGTGAAGCTCCACAGCGCAGTTGGGGCAATACTTCTGCGGACGACCTTTGGCGGGCTCCTGCACCTTTACCGTCAGACCACAGTTCTCGCACTCAAAGTATTGTCCGCCATAATGCTTCATGTACTGATAGCCAAGGTTGCGGAAGTCCTGAATATGTATCGCTGTTTTACCGTTCTCCATAAAACACACCTGCACATTCAGGTTGTCAATCTTTTTGGAAAATCGAATAAATCCGGCACTGCGCAGTTCTGCGAACATAAGGCTCTGCCGTTTGATAGAGGTGTTGATGTTTGCCATCTGCATGACTTCCTTATCGGAACTGTTGACCCAGTGATTGTTCTTGTCGGATGCGGCATCCCAGTACTTGGCAACACACAACAGCGTGAACGCCAACCGCCGAAGCTGCTTTCCTTCAAGCGACTCAATCTTTCGCAGTTCGTTATCGGTGATGTCAACCCCGTCCAACCGAATCAATGGGAACTTAGCGACATTCTTTGTCAGCTTGTCCAGAATATCCGACCACTGGACAAGCGAGACGGATGGGTCGCACTGCAGCATAAAGGAGTCGAGCAGCCGCCGAATCTCTTTTTTGCTGTATTGGTTCGCATAGTAGTATCTTGAAATGCGGTTAAGCGTCTCCACGGGTTTCTGCCCAAGCTCGTGGTTGTTCAACATTCTCTCCGCCCAGTCATATTCGTTAAGAACAATGCTCATTGAATTCCTCCAGTCTTTTTTGTCTCAGGGTAAAGCGATTCCCGCAGAACACGATTTCTCCGGCGGGGTCGATAGTCGGATAAGAAATCAATCCTTCGTGCTTGTTCAGCAGATTGCAGATGATTTCATTTCCGCACATCTCCCATGCAAACCGTTTGGTCGAGCTCTTCCGGTAGCAAATGTCCAATACGATGTCGCACAGGGCAAACCGATTGGAGCAAATCTTGCTGCACTCCTGCTCAAACTCAGTGCGCATTTCCATCATCTTTGAGAAGGTGTCATACTCGTCTACCCGTTCGTAGTTCGCAAACACAGCATAGCTGCGCAGCCGGTGGTTATAATTCTCATACAGCTTCAGAATTGCGTTGTACTGTGAACGGGTATAAGCGGCGCCGCTTTTCATAACGGTGTAGTCAAACTCCGTCTCTGCACTGTGCCGTCCGAGATACCCGTCAAACTCTTGCTCGAAACGGCGGCATATCCGGTTCATCACACAGTCGTGATTACCCACGGGCATCCGGGACTCATAGTAGCGGAGAAAGTCCTTTTGCCGGTCGTTCAGTTCGTTAGGCGGCAGCTCCAGCAATTCATCTACCGTCATCTGGAATTCACGCATGGCATTCTTATTGGTGTTTTTTATGTATGTATTGTATTGCTTCATCAGCGCAGGATAGATAATACGCATGAAATACGGCTTCTTATCCGCTACGATTTTCTGATAAAAGCGGCGCTTGGCGGGGTCTTCAATGGTGTTGACGCTGTGGCGGTCGTGCCATTCTCTCGGCATGGGCTTGGCAATAATACCTTTGGCCTTGTCGATAGCATTCTGCTGGAATAACTGTCCACACTTGATACGATAATCAAGCGCCTCGTATTCTTCGCTGCCTTTTTTGAATTGCGCCCGCACATCAAACATGGAGGTAATCCAGTTTGTTGTCTTCCCGATGTCATCGCCAAAGCTGTCGATGTTTGCTTGAATGAAGTCTGCCTCGGTGACGATTTTCTTTTTGGCATTACGCTGCACACACATCAGCGCAGGAAGTTCTCTCAGGTTGCGGACGAGAACATCGTTATCGGTCAGCATCACAAGGTCGCCATCTTTGTCCATGCCATTCAGGGCATGGGCAGCAGTGTCCCACGAATTGAAGATAGTGCAGGTCGTCATATACTGATACCAGTAAGCCGCCACCTCGCTGTGGTTCGGATACACCAATCGAATATTATTGTGGCAGGTCATTGGCGCTCGATAGCAGGCAAGCTTCTGCGCGCCCTGTCGGCACCAGTACTGGTTATAGATTTCACCGGCCTTTAACAGCCCCGTCACCGGCATGGCAAAGATGTGCTGACAGAGGGAGTAGGGGTCGCCGGACACAATGGAATAATTTCCGTGTACCTTCAGCACACCCACCTTGGCCTCGTTAATGCGGTTCTTTATCATCTGGTAAACGCTACTCTGAACATAGGGGTCGTTAAGAATGTGGGGCTCAATCATCAGCGCCTTTATAAAGTCGTTTTCCATGCAGCCGACATTCTCTTCGTTCAGCCCTGCGCCTTTGAGAAACAGAACGGTTTTTGCCCAATCGGCATACAGCACATCCTTTATCTCATCCATTGTTGGCTTGATGAGCCGCTCCATATCTGCGTCATCCAGCTCATAGCTCTGGATGAACTGATAGTTCAGTGTTCTCTCGCTTTCCAGCTCTCTGGGGCAGGTCTTCGCCACGCCGAAGGTATAACCGTTGCGAAGACAATTCTGCACATAGTCATCGCAGCTGTCATAGGCGTCCCACAGCTTCAGCATGGATGTTGTCAGTATCAGTTCCACATTCCGCACATCCACATCGTTACCCCATGCGTCCTTGACAATGTAAGTCCCTGCGATATTCTCGGCGAAGTCCAAAAAGTCAAAGGTAAATACCATACCCTTCTCCCATGAGAATCTGGTGTTCACTCCGCTGACAAAGTAGTCAAGCTCAAGTTCCTCTGACCAACGCTTCGCCAAAGACGGCAACATCAAACCATACCCGTCTGACTCCTTAAGCTGCACCGTCGTTTGCCTACGCTCCTCCATCACAGGTTCGCCGTCGCCCTCATCGTTCAGGTAGATGATATCGGACAAGAATTCCGTCTCACAATCGCTCACCACCAGAATACCGTGTGGCATAGACACTGGGATGGATGCGCTGCAAGTCAATGCGTTATAAGCTTCCAGCTTGGCAGGCACCATCGCTTTTTCCATATTGCGGCCATTGTTGATACGCCTGCGGATTTCATCTGCGTGCCGTTCGCTGACAAAGACAATCGTCTCATTCTTGACGCCGCCATTCGTCCCCAAGAGCCGCTGATACTTGATACCGTTAATGCTGAATCCACGGCAGGCACGGTGATAGTCTTTTTCCTTGTCGATGATTACGCACAGATAATCCGGCTTGAACTGGATAGTATCCAGCTGAGCATAAAGCTGCTTGATACGGCGGCGGTTCTGCACACTGTTCTGCTCTTTGCGCAGACGCCGAATTTCCATCTTGATTTCCTTCGCTCTGACCTCAGCATCGGTAATCCCGTTCAGCTCATCCAGCCAGCGCAATACCTGGCTGTCTGCAAGCGAAATGACCTCATCGTTTCGTCGCGCCTCCGCTATGGGTAGCGTCAGCTTCCACTTAGCCTTTCGCAGTCTGCTGCTATGCAGTTTGAAGATATACTTCTGACATACTAACTGTTTTGCCAGACTTGCTCACCTCACAGTTGTATTATATTTAATTGCTATGATAAGGAAAAAATAATAGCCTTACTCGTAGTCTTCGGCTGTATATTGGAACCATTCTCGGTAAAAGCGCATCCGCTCACGCTTTATGTGTCGTTCCAGCTCCGCTTCGTTTTCAAACGGGTTCTCAAGAATCTCCTCCTGCTTGAGCCACAGCTCATCGGAATCTTCATATGTATAAGGGTAACTATTCTGCAATCGTCTTTCCTCCGTTCGTCGTGTCTATCCAATTTATGAGCAGCTCTCTCATGCGCTTACTCGGTATGTATAGGTTAATGGGGCGGTCATCACGAATGGCGCTTCTCCATATCCACTGCAGCATCTCTGACAGTGCGAAGGCATCCGCATCAATAGTAATATTCTGGGCATGGAAGAATTTCATGATGTTGGGGTCTGCAAACCGGTTGACCATGTATGCCACATCGGTACGGTCTTTGTACTCATTGGTCGCTCTGGCACTGGTCTGTAAAAAGTTCTTTCGGAACCTTCCTGTTTTGCTGTCCACCAGTTTGTTTACATCGCTCTTGTAGCAAGTCCACAGTCGTGTATCCTGACCACCGCCTTGGACACTTTGAAAGAACTTCTTCATGCCGTTTCGCAGCGTGCGAATCTCAGCGTTGTTATACCCCCGTTTGTCGTACCATGACTTAGACAGGGTATAAGTCTTGTCCCCAACAGCATTGAGTTTTGGGCTGTCCACAATATGTATCAGGTCGTGGTAATCCAAGGGCGGCGGTTCGTCCGGCCTGTCAGAGAATCGATAGCCATTGGCGTCGCTCTCCACACCAACTACTCTGTAGTCGAACCCGAAATAATCCAGGTATGCTTTCTGGTACTGTCCATTGAAAAGATAGGTCAACATGAACACTTCGTCAAATGAGCGAAGTAGTTCTGGATTGAGAATGTTCAGCAGCGCATTGTCCAGCCGGAATAGTGAGCGGGTGTTTGCCATCTCTTTGTAATCGCTGAACCGCCCAGTGTACTCCTCATCTTTCCACTGGATGCATCCGTCTTCTAAAACTTCAGCGAGCTGTGTGACAATCAGGTCGAAATCCTTATCGGTGATATTCAACCTCTCTATCACTTGGATGCTCTCATCTACGATAAGAGAATAGTGCTTCTCTCGAATTAACTTCAGCGCCTCGTCGTCCATCAGATAAAACAGCGAATGCGTTGCGGAGACATTGTGTCCAAGACGAAGGTGCAGCTTCAACTCAGATGACTTGCTCATGTGGTCACTGTCCGGCTGGTCAAAGTCGCAGCGTTCGCAGATACGCCCGACCTCGTCCAGATATGGGGTGATGTACAAAAACCGCTTGCTGTCCTTGTGCCGGTTCATGTAACGAATAGCTGCCGACGATTTACCTCTGCCCATACGGGCGTCAACAATAGTTATCTGGTTCATTTGGTGGTGTCATCACATCCTTTCTGCGTATTTTTGATTAACCAAACCATCCAAAAAATTTTAGGACACAAAAAAGCCGCTCGACTGGTTATACTGTCGCTATCAACGCAGCTCCTGTAACCTGCTTTGAGTAGCTTTTTTAATAGCTCTTTTTTCAAACTCCTCCTTCTTTATAACCTTTGAATCGAAAATCCTTGCAGCACAAGGACTTTCCAAAACGGCCAGGACACTCGGTGTGTCCTATCTTGTTTATCCGATATGCGATTATCAAGATGCAGCAGATGGTCATTAGGCCATCAAAATCTCAGTCTCTCCAATGTCACTATCGACCAGATAGTTGTGGTTGACGCTGCCGAGGTTGAGGTTCCGATAGGCTTCATCAATCTCTTCACTGGTAATACCGATGTAATCCAGAGTCTGAGCGGCGGTGGAGTGACCAAATATTTTCTGGAGAAGCAGCAGCTTGCGGGGGTCGTTACCGCTCATCACCATCTGATGATAGGCGAAGGTCTTACGCAGTGTGTGGGTCGCCATACGATTACCAAGGCCAAGGTCTTTAGCGATACCCTTAAGCATAAGGTCAACGGCCTGCTTGCTGATAGGCTTGTTTTCGTTCACTCCATTATTGGACTGGCTGCGGAACATATAGTCGCTGAGGTGAACGCCGGGCGTGTTCTCAAGGTACAGGGTCACAGCTTCTACAACTGCTGTGTTGATGGTGATGTAGCGGTTGCGCTGACGCTTGCGGGTGTTTCTCGTCTTCTTTTCCAGAACCGGAAAGCGGTCACGGAAAGTACAATCATCATTGATGATGTGAGTGAACCGAAGCATACGGAGGTCACTGATACGAAGTCCAAAGTTGATACCAACAATGAACAGCATATTATCTCTGAACCGCTTTTGTCCAATCAGGAACTGAGAGATGCGGATGATGTCATCCATGCTCTTGATAGGTTCAGCGGAGTGCTCGACAGCAAGGTCGGTATGTACCTCTTCAGCAGCGGGGGCGATGAGGCCAGCCTTGAGCTTACGACAGCTCTGCTGGACGGTGGCGATGTCGATGACAGTTGAGGGCTTAGCCTCCTGTGTGAAGTCGATGTGGATTATCTTAGCCATCGTAGCTCTCCTTTCTCAATCAAAATGTAGTCTATTTAATTATCTTGATTATACCGATATTATACCACATTCCTTTATGGAATGTAAGTATAATTAGTAGACAACATAGGGAAAACAGTGAAAAACAGAAGTATAAATAACAGGCGGCGTAGTTAAGCCCTTTTCTCTTTTGGACAAGTTGAATCCTCCTCACAAGCATCCACGCAAAGGGCTTAACCAATCATGTTCCTCTGGACATTCTTTGCCGAGAAAGCAAGTAAAATCAAGGCGTGTGGGGCTTGCAATAAAAAGTGATGGTTTGGGTCAGATGAACCGACTACATCTGTTTGCGCTGTCGGCGGGGGCTGAAAAGACCATAACCACCCCCCTACTTGCCATAGCACCGAAAAGGCAAGTAGACACCACAGCGGCAACGGCGGCACGACAGGCGGCAAGCAAGGCGGGGGACAGTTGCAACAGGGTACACCCCTTGCGGCTATGGGTGTATGTCAAAAAATTGTGTTGACATTGTATGCAAGTGGTGCTATACTTGTTCATGCCGAACAAGGCAAGCGGGACACCACAACACCACAACACCACCGCAAGCCAAAAACACCAACGGCAGAAAGGAAACACAAGATGAACACGAACACGAAAGCAACCGCACAGGCGAAAGCCAACACCACCACCGAAAGCGCATTTGAAACAGTCAAGCGCAACTATGAAACTGCCCTTGCACAGGGCAAGGACACCGCACAGGAATTGACCGCCCTTGCAACCGCCGTTGCATACAGTGTCATAAACAAGTGCATTGACCCACAGCGCAAGACCGCCGCACAGCGGGACACCGCAAGCAACACCGGATTTAATCCCACTATGGTAGCACTGAAAAGAGGCATAGCCGCCGACCTTGCCACGCTGGACAACACCCGCCGCAACGCCAACGCCGCAACCGCCACAACCTACAACGCCGACGGCGATTTAGTGACCGTCACGGCGGACAAGGACGCCGCCGCCGCCCTTGTTGACCTTATGGAAACAACCCTTTCCGACGGTGTAGACCTTGTGCAGACCGCCGCCCTTGCCATTTTGGAACAAGCCGCCGAACACGCCAACGGCGAAAGTTGGCTTGACAGCAAGTACACCGTTCGCCGCCTGTCCCGCCGTGTCTATATCCGTTCGGACGAAAGCGCGGCATATAGGGACGATGAAACAACCCCCATTCAAGAGGTTTACAGGGCTGTGCGGCAAGCCGTCCAAAATTCCCGCGCCGTTCAAACAGACCCCCGCAACGGGTACAGCTACATAGAGGATATGACAGCGGACGGACTGGATACTATCTATTATCGCATGGGCAAATATACCGATTTAGGCGGGTACGATTGCAACGGCAATTATACCACCGACAGACAAGCCGCCGCCGACTATGAAACGCTTGTCGCAAGTCTGAACCTGACCGACAGACAAGCGCAAATTCTCCGCTTGCGTATGCAGGGCAAGGGATACAAGGCAATAGCAACCTATTTAGGCGTGACACAAAGGGCGATTGCAAAGACCGTGGGACAGATACAGACGAAAGCCACGGCGGCGGGACTGACCCCGCACGGACTGACCACCGCACAGGACTAAACCGAACACAACACCGCACGAAAGGCGGGGGGGGCAAAACACCCCCCCCCGCTCTTTTTCTAGCTCACCCCCCCCCCTAGACAAACAC